AGATATCATTCCAAGCATCCTTCAAACTAAGAAGGATGTCTTGGAAAACGAAAAAGACTATACCGCTTTTGTAGTGAACCGGGCTCTCTCGTTTCACTACGATTGTGCATTACAAGCAAATGAAATGAATAGGTTTCCAAGTTTGCCAGCCGATATGCAATACCACTATTTACTAAATACCATACGTGGATATAAGCGTCCATTTAGACCATGGCAGAAACGTGAGACCATCGATGATCTAGAGGCCATTAAAGAGTATTACAACTACTCAAATGAAAGGGCTAAAGAGGTTATGGTTTTACTGAATGCCGACCAGATAGAAGAAATAAGAAAACGTATTCATAAAGGTGGCACAAATGACAGTAAACCTAGACGAGTTCGTGGAAGTTAAACTCCCCGACCCTCAGGCCTTTTTAAAGGTTAAAGAGACATTGACACGTATAGGTGTAGCGTCTAAGAAAGACAAAACCCTGTATCAGTCATGTCACATACTACACAAGCAAGGTCACTATTACCTAGTGCATTTCAAAGAAATGTTCATGCTTGATGGTAAGTCTACAGATTTTTCAGATGAAGATAAAGGTCGTCGTAACACGATTGCAAATCTTTTAGCAGAGTGGGGACTAGTTACTCTGGTTGAACCAGCCAAGAGTGCTGATCCTCTTACACCTCTGAATAGAATTAAGATCATTTCATATAGCGAAAAGCCAGAGTGGAACCTTGTTCAAAAGTATTCTCTCGGCAAGAAGAAGTTTACAGAATCAGAATAAGAAAGTGAGTTTGTTATGGAAACATTGAAAGTTTTTAGAACCCATCCTAGCGTTAGAATGCCGGCACATCAAACTGCTCATGCTGCATGTTTCGATCTAGCATTTCAGGGTGTTGGTAAAAGAGAGATCAAAGGCTATTCGGGTAAGAACAAGCCAGTCACCAGACTATATTCATCTGGTGCTTTGACTATTAGTCCTGGTGATAGAATCCTCGTACCTACTGGAATGATTCTGATTATTCCTGAAGGATATTCGGTTCGTGTTCATGCTCGTTCTGGTATGTCTCTCAAGCAGGGTTTGGTTCTTGCTAATGCTGAAGGTGTTATCGATGCTGATTACACTGATGAACTGTTTGTATTGCTACATAACATTTCAGAGAACTCTATCACTATCAATGAAGGTGACAGAATTGCACAAGCAGAACTAGTTAAGAACGTTGAGTATGTGATTGAACAGACCCCGGTCCGTCCTATGCCAAAGTCTAATAGAGCAGGTGGATTTGGATCAACAGGCGTTTCGACAATTGCTGAAGTTTCAAATAAGCAGGATATGGTTGTCATAAATATTCCTGATACATTAAAGAAAATTGAGCCACCTCCTGTAAAGAGAGGTAGAGGGAGACCACCAAAGAATGCCACCAGTTCATCTTGATCAGATGCTAAGATATTGCGGTGCTTTGACTCAAGTAACGGGTCAAAGCACTGTTTTTATGAATGGTAAACTCGCTGCTGTTGAAGGTGATAAAGATACACACAATGATGGTGGGGATCTAATCCAGCAGTATGGTCCAGGTAATATCTTCATTGGTGGTAAAAAGTTAATCGTTGCTATGGGTGACAGAGCCGCACCCGATTCACAAGGGCTCGTTCAACATCCTTTCTCCCCTACAGATCCAGCACAAGGTTCATCTAGCGTATTTGCATATGGTGGTAAGGCCGGCGGCGGCCTCGGTAACATTACTGGTGGTGATCTAAATATAGGTGAACTTGTTTCTATCAATGGTCAAGTCGTAGGACAAGTTAAGAATTTTATTAACATTGGCAACGGTCAAGCATCTGCTGTCATTCAAAACATGGGATCCCAAACACCTCAAGCCGGACAGACTATAGTTGGCCAGGATACGGGTAACAGTTTAACCCTAACAAATTTTGAAAGAAGCAATGCATATGATCTTGCAAATACTTCTGTTGATTATACAGAAGTTATGATAGTAGCCGTTACAGATGATGCAGGCGTGATTGCAGTTGACCAACATTTCACTGGTAAGCCAAGCCAGGACTACAACTCAAGATACGTGGTAACATCTGAATGACAGTAAGAATAGATAACTTAACAAGAATCTGGGCTAACTCAAATACAGACCTTGTTGGTCTAGGAATGAATATCACGTCCACAGGACATGGTGCTAACTCTAAGATTGTAAATTTCAATCTAAACGGTAACGCAGTATTCAGTGTTGATACTGCGGGATATGTATTCTATGGTGGTGGTGCTGTTTCAAACTCCACCATTAGTAATTCTCTTGTTGCTAACTCAATTGTTTCTAATTCTGGCCTCTTCAGCACACTTTCTGTAGGTAATACAAACTTTCAGGATCTACTAGACGCTATCTATAACGCTAATAGTAATACCTATTCTGCTGCTGCTGACATTCTTGCACTATCACAAAACGCTAATGCTAGATTCGCATATCTAGAATCTCTTGCTAACGGATTAAGTCATTCAGTTAACGGTGCATATTTTTCTGCTAATACACGAGCAAACAATCTTGCAAATTCGATAAACGCATATAGCAATACGATGAACATTGTATATACTCTATACAATGTTTCGTATCAAGCATCAAACATCGGTATTGCCGCTGCTTATGGCGCAGCAAATAACATTTACTATACTCTTAACACTTATACAGGTATAATCAATACACAGGTCAACACCATCTATGGTATCACTAATACTATTTACCAAACAGTTAACACTGGCATTAGTCAGGTTTATGGACAGGTCAACACCATCTATGGTATTACAAATACTGCACTACAGACTGTTAACAATGTAACTCAGGTAATCTCAGGTCAGGTTAACTCAATCTATGGTATTGTTAACAGTTCATATGGATATGTTAATACTGCGGTTTCAACAATCAACCAGCAGACTAACAGCGTCTATCAGTCAGTTAACTCAATCTATGGTATCACTAACACATCTACCAGCCTAATCTATGGTCAGGCTAACATTGTATATAACCAAGTCAATACTATCTACGGTATTACCAATTCTGCTATTACAACAGTATATACTGCCGCAAACTCTGTATATGCTACAACCAATACAATCTATGGTATCGTTAACAATTCGATTGACGTTTTCGGGCAGAACTATAACAACGCATATGCACAGATTGTTGATATCTCTGAAAGAACAAACGCTGCTGTATCAACAATCTATAACACAACAAATGCCGCATCACAAGTAGCAAACGCACAGATTGCTGGTGCCCTTGGTCTAACAAATAATGTATTCTCATTAGCAAACTCAATCTTCACTTATGCAAATGGTGTAAGTAATACTGTAGGTAACAACTATACCTACTTCTTGAGTGAAACACAGTCTCTTACAAATACTAATATTGCGATAACAGCAAGAATAGATACATTATCTGCATATTCAAATGCTAATGCTTCATCTATTGCCGCCAATATCTCAACACTTGCTGCGACATATGTTACAGGTAATACTGCTGTTTCTGCTAGAGTGGATTCATTATCATCTTATTCTAATACTAATGCTGCATCACAAGGTGCAAACATTGCTACCCTAGCAACTACGGTAACAACTGCTAACAGCGCATTGTCTCTAAGAATTGACAACCTGGGTGCATACACAAACACCAACAATCAATCATTGGCTGCTAACGTATCAACATTAGCACTAGCATATACATCTGGCAATACCGCTCTTGCTACTCGTATTGATAACCTATCTGCATACAGCAATACTAATGCTCAGACATTGGCTGCTAATGTTGCAACTTTGTCTCAGGCATATACCTCAGGCAATTCTGCACTAGCGATCCGTATTGATAACTTATCTGCATATAGCAATACTAATTCTGCAACACAGAGCGCAAATGTATTCCAGTTAGTATCAGCATTTACAAATTCCAACAGTTCTATAGCACTTAGAATTGATGGACTTGCCTCATATGCTAACACTAATGCTGCTTCTTTGGCTGCTAACGTATCTACACTAGCAACCACAGTTGTTACAGGTAATACAGCACTAGCATCTAGAATCGATAGTCTATCATCTTACAGTAATACTAATGCACAATCTTTGGCTGCTAATGTATCCACACTAACTGCTGCTTATACTACTGGTAATTCAGCAATAGCAACAAGAGTAGACAATCTTTCCGCATACAGCAATACCAATGCCGCTTCTTTGGCTGCTAATGTTAACACCTTGGCTGCCTCTTATGTTACAGGCAACTCTGCTCTTGCGGTAAGAATCGACAATCTATCATCATACAGCAATACCAATTCAAGTCAGCAGTCTGCTAATATTTCAACATTAGCATCAACCTTTACTACTGCAAATAGTTCCTTGGCTCTTAGAATTGATGGACTATCATCTTATAGTAATACTAACTCACAGTCATTGGCTGCGAATGTATCTTCATTAACTGCTGCTTATACATCTGGTAATACTGCTCTAGCAACTAGAATTGATAACCTTGGTGTATTCAGTAATACTAACAACCAATCTTTGGCTGCCAATATCAATACCTTGGCTGCATCATATGTTACAGGTAACTCTGCTCTAGCAACTAGAATTGATAACCTAGGAACATATTCTAATACAAATGCACAAACACTAAGCGCAAATGTTAATACACTAGCATCTTCATATGTCAGCGGTAACTCCGCACTAGCAACTAGAATTGATAACCTAGGAACATTTAGCAACACTAATAACCAAACCATGGCTGCTAATGTTAACACCTTGGCTGCTTCATATGTTAGTAGTAACTCTGCTATCACTTTAAGAATTGACGGTATGTCATCTTATAGCAATACTAATGCAGCCTCACTAGGGGCTAACATTGCTACCTTGGCAACCACAGTTGTTGCTGGTAATACTGCTCTAGCAACTAGAATTGACGGTATATCATCATATTCTAACACTAACGCACAGACTTTGGCTGCTAATGTTAACACCTTGGCTGCTTCTTATGTAAGTGGTAACTCTGCTCTTGCTACCAGAATTGATAGTCTTAGTGTGTATTCAAACACTAATGCTGCACAACAGTCTGCTAACATTTCCACTTTGGCTGCCACATATGTTACAGGTAACTCAGCACTCTCATTGAGAATTGATAACCTTGGGGCATATACAAACACTAATGCTGCATCATTAGCAGCAAACATATCTTCTCTTGCATCTGCTTATACTAGTGACAATACTGCAATCGCAATAAGAATTGATTCGTTCTCAACATTTGCAAATAATAGTGCTAACAATAACTTAATTAGTGCTAATGTTCAGACATTGGTTCAGGCATTTTCTAATAGTAATACTGCACTATCAAATAGAATCGATTCGCTTTCTGCATATTCTAACACAAATGCACAAGTTTTATCTGCTAACGTTAACACATTGGCGGCTTCTTATGTAAGTGGTAATACTGCCCTAGCAACCAGAATCGACAATCTTAGCACATACTCAAACAACAATAACCAGACTATGGCTGCCAATGTCAATACCTTGGCTGCTTCATATGTTAGTGGTAACTCAGCATTAGCGATCCGTATTGACAACTTATCCGCATATTCAAATAATAACTCTGCACAGCAGTCTGCTAATGTAACTTCTCTGGTTTCTGCGTTTACAAATGCTAACAGTTCTATAACACTTAGAATTGACGGTATGTCATCTTATAGCAATACTAATGCAGCCTCACTAGGTGCTAACATTGCTACCTTGGCAACCACAGTTGTATCTGGCAATACCGCTCTTGCCACACGTATTGATAACTTATCTGCATATGGCAATACTAATAATCAGTTAATGTCTGCCAATATCAATACATTGGCTGCTACATATGTAAGTGGTAACTCAGCCCTATCGACCAGAATTGACAATCTATCGTCATACGGTAATACTAATAATCAGTTAATGGCTGCCAATATCAATACATTGGCTGCTTCTTATGTTACCGGCAACTCGGCCCTAGCAACCCGTATTGATAACCTATCATCTTATAGTAATACTAATGCTCAGGCACTAAGCGCAAACATTAGCACCTTGGCTGCAACATATACTAGCAGCAATAGTGCTTTCAGTTTAAAACTTGATACTCTGAGTGCAAGTTTTAATAACTCAATCGGTAATGTTAGATCATTCACTGTAGTATCTGAAGGATTCCAATCTACTATACCTGGTACACCAGGATTGTTCATTAATGGATCCCAAGTAAGTGCAAACTCTCCTTCACGCAGTTATAATGTTTGGACGATTGAAAGATCAAATGCAGCAGTTGTAGCATTTAGCACGTTCGACGTTTATTCATCTGGTGTTAATGCATCAAATATGGCACTATACCTAAATGGTCTTGATAGCACTAAACTTGTTGCTATTTCAACCTATGATGAACCTCTAACAAACAGACTAACAAACGGTCTTGATAGTGCTATGTATCGTTGTGGTGCATCTAGAATCGTATTTGGTAGTGCCGACTTCAAACTACGATCAGCATATATTCTTGTTGGTATTCCTGGACTTGGTGAAGGTTCTGGTGTTGAAACATATTCTGGTGCAGTTAATAATGATGCTAATGCATATTCTACATTCTCATTCTCTATTCGTGATGGATTCCCTGTTGGTCTTAGCGGTATTGCATTAACATCTGCTAATATATCTTCTCTTGCAACAACTGTTGTAACTTCTAACAGTGCGTTGTCTTTGAGACTTGACAACCTTTCGTCATATGCTAACACTAATGCTGCCTCTCTAGGTGCAAATATTTCAACACTTGCATCTACAGTTGTTACGGGTAACTCTGCACTAGCAACACGTATTGATAACCTAAGTGCATTTGGTAACACTAACAACCAAACAATGGCTGCCAACATTAACACCTTGGCTGCTTCTTATGTTACTGGCAACTCTGCTCTTGCGGTAAGAATTGATAATCTTGGATCATATTCAAATACTAATTCTCAAACATTGGCTGCCAATGTCAATACTCTAGCATCATCATATGTTAGCGGTAATACTGCCCTAGCAACTAGAATTGACAACCTTGGTGTATTCAGCAACACTAACAACCAAACCATGGCAGCCAACATTAACACCTTGGCTGCTTCTTATGTCAGTAGCAATTCTGCTATGTCAATAAGAATTGATGGACTATCATCATATGGTAATACTAATAGTCAGACCCTGGCTGCCAACATTAACACTTTGGCTGCTTCATATGTTAGTGGTAATACTGCTCTTGCTACACGTATCGACAACCTTGGTGTCTTTAGCAATAGCAATAACCAAACCATGGCTGCCAACATTAACACCTTGGCTGCTTCATATGTTAGTGGTAATACTGCCTTAGCAACTAGAATTGATACACTATCTACATTTAGTAATACCAATAATCAAACCATGGCTGCTAACATCAATACCTTGGCTGCTTCTTATGTAAGTGGTAATACTGCCTTAGCAACAAGAATTGATAACCTAGGTGTCTTTAGTAATAACAATAACCAAACCATGGCTGCTAACATCAATACCTTGGCTGCTTCTTACGTAAGTGGTAATACTGCTCTAGCAACAAGAATTGATACACTATCTACATTTAGTAATACTAATAACCAGACTATGGCTGCCAACATTAACACCTTGGCTGCTTCATATGTTAGTGGTAATACTGCCTTAGCAACTAGAATTGATACACTATCTACATTTAGTAATACCAATAATCAAACCATGGCTGCTAACATCAATACCTTGGCTGCTTCTTATGTAAGTGGTAATACTGCCTTAGCAACAAGAATTGATAACCTAGGTGTCTTTAGTAATAACAATAACCAAACCATGGCTGCTAACATCAATACCTTGGCTGCTTCTTATGTAAGTGGTAATACTGCCTTAGCAACAAGAATTGATAACCTTGGTGCATATTCAAATGCTAATGCTCGATCATTGGCTGCTAATGTATCAACGTTGACTGCTGCTTATACAACGAGTAATTCAGCACTAGCATCAAGTATTACCACACTAACAACCAGAGTCGGTAATGTTAGAAACTATGTTGCCAGAAGTCTTGGACTTAATGCTTGGACTAGTCGTGGTTACCCAGTTAATGGTAAGGGTGGTTTGTATATTGACGGATCATCCACGCCTGTTGCTCCTGGTGCCGCTACATCAGTTCAAACAAGTTATAATCTATATGTTATTAATAGAGCAAATGGTAATGTTGTGTTTAGTAACTACTATGATTTGTTCTCAGCAGCATCTACATACGGTCCATTACTAGCAAGTAAGTTGAACTCGTTGGATAGTAATAACGTCATCGTTCTAACAACATTCGATGAACCTAGTTATTATCATTTAACTTATGGTGTTGCAAATGCTGTTTATCGCTGCGGTGGATCTAGAAGCACATTTGCTGGTACATATTTTCCACCAGCAGCATGGGGTGATACTACATGGCTATTAGCAAATCTATCTGATACAAGAGTTCAACAGTGGAAGTTTAGATCAGCATATGTTCTTGTCGGTATCCCTGGTCTAGGTGAAGGAACAGGTCTTGAGAGATATGTTGGACCCGCTGATTCTAGTAATGAAAGCATTGCGGAAGTATCATTCTCTATTAGAGATGGATATGTAACTGGACTTCCGGGTTCTGGATCTACTGGTGAGGCTTCGATCTCACAAGTCTTTTCTACCGCTAATGGACTATCTGCCCAGTGGGCGGTTCAAGCCAGTGTTGGGGGTACTAGTGGTGGATTGGTATTTACAGGACTACAAAAAGCAGATGGATCGGGTGAAGTCTATACTCTAGATATTAATTCTAATGTTAATATTTACGGCAATCTTGTTGTTGCTGGTACTATTGACAATGCACAGTTGGCTGATTTCGCAGCCAGTCACTCTGCTATGACATCCGGAACAAAAAATTCTGGTATTGCATCTGTTGATATTCGTGCAAATTCTCGTGTAGGTATATTTGCTTCTTATTCTGGATCAAACGATTTGAATCTGTCTGGTGGTAAATTGACTGTTTATGCTGACGGATATAAAGCACTAATCACACCATTACAGACATCAGGAGCCCTTACTACTCCAGTTACGACTATGACTGTATTCTCTGGTGTGTATCCTACAGGTAAGATTGCTCTAGCAGGTAGCGTAGATCAATCAAATTATTATTCATATTATTATGAGCAAACAAACTGGGAATATGTCTGTGCGTATGGTTGTGCCTGGTTGCCTGTCACACGTGGTTATACCACTAACTATGTCGGTGCATGGGCCTTTGATGGTAGTGTTACATCAACATGGATAGCAAATTGGTCAAATACTGCAAAGGCCTGGATTCAATATCAATTCACAACACAACAACAAGTCAGTAATGTTACGTTGATGGCATACTCAAGTGCTGCTGGTGGTACGGCTGCAAGAGCGCCAAAATCGTTGACTATTGAAGGATCTAATAATAGAACTTCTTGGGTTGTTCTGAACACTATCAACAATTTGATCAACTGGGGTGATCAAGAAATCAGATATTTACCAACAGCAACTTCAAATTCATATAACAATTGGAGAGTTAATGTAACTTCAGTTGTATCGGGCGCAGAAACATATCTCAACATGGCAGAAATCGGATTTATGATATATACACCTGTGCTGACATTCCCAAGACAAGTTCAGTTTTACGCTGATGTTGAAGGTGCCGCATCAACACCAACTGGATCTACAACAGTATATATAGTAGAACTATCAAAATAAACGGAGTGTGATATGAAGTATGTATTCTATAATCCTGCAAATGGTGCAATACTATCAGCCGGAGAAATGCAAGAATCTAATTTGGACAGTATGATTGAACAGGGTTATGCAGTTATTAAGACTGGAGAGAGACTATATCCTGTTATCGGATATAAGGTTGATCTAGAAACAAAGCAGATAGTTGTTGATCCTGTTGACCCAACTCGTGAACCTGCTGTAAAGGCTGCGATTCGTGATGAATTGCTAAGAACAGATTATACACAGGCTACAGACGCATCAGAACATATTACAGAATCGGCTATAGCAGAATATAGAGATTATCGTAGAGTTTTGCGTGAAGCATATAACAAACCAGATTTTGTCCAAATAGTATTGGCTCTTCCTGAAAGAGATCCGACAGGTAATGACCCATTCGGAAGATTTAGAAGATTGATAACATTACAGGAATATCAATCTGCGACCGCAGCGGCCAATACGGCGGCTAATACCGCAAATAGTGCTTGACAATTATGTGACAATCACTATATAATGATACATCGATAGCCGAAAGGTATCGGTTTTTTAATCTCGCTTAATAGGAGAACACAATGTCAAACATTAAATGGAACACAGAAAACTTCGGTATCCCAGAATCCCTAGCCCGTAATCTAATCGGATTCGATACCATGCTGGAAAACTTCCGTCGTGCTAATGAGCAACTGGCTAAAGCATCTAACTATCCTCCTTATAATATCAAAAAGATTGATGAAGAACATTTCGTGATTGAGATGGCTGTTGCTGGTTTCGGCAAGTCCAATCTTGATATTGAGTTGAAGGATGGTGAACTAACAATCACTGGTTCACATGATGCTGAAGAAGGTGATTACATCTATCAAGGCATTGCCAATCGTGCCTTTACTCGCAAGTTCACTCTTGCTGACACTGTTGTTGTAAAAAATGCGGAGTTAGTCAATGGTCTACTTAAAGTCGCTCTTGAACGTTATGTCCCCGAGGAAAAGAAAGCGAAGAAAATCGACATCATGGATCCGTTCGGTGTTCAGGAAACGACTAAGACACTACTGACTGAAGGTGCTAAAGCCTGGACAGATACAATGTCTACCATGATGGGCACTAACACCAAAACAAAGACTAAATAAGTCTAACAAGGGGCGGGTCTCTGCGGAGTCTAAAACCCGCCCTACTTTTATTATGAGGTTATATTATGGAACTCGTGATTACAAAACCCATTACAGTTATTACTCCTACAGTTGGCTCTCCTAAACTTTGGGACGCTATTGAAAGCGTTAAAGCACAAACTTATCCTTGTAAGCATCTTATTGTTCTAGATGGTCCTGATGTTAAGGCCGATAGATTGCCTTGGGCATATAATGGTTATGAGAACTGTCACATCGTAAAGACACCAGAGAACACAGGTGCTAATGGATTCAATGGTCAGCGTATCTATGCTGCATATCCTCACCTAGTCAATTCGGATTACATTGCTTTCCTTGATGAAGATAACTGGTTCGAACCGAATCATATTCAGTCACTAGTCGAAACGATTGAACGTAAGAACCTAGACTTTGCATACTCACTTCGCAAAATATTCTCTCCCACTAAGAAGTATGAATGTAATGATGAATGTGAAAGCCTAGGTAAGTGGCCAATCTTTTTGTCACGTGGCTCACAGTATGGTAATCAATTTCTAATCGACACATCTGCCTATCTGTTCAAGAGAGAGTTCATCCAGAAAACTTGTCATCTATGGCATTCTGGTGCATGGGGTGAAGATCGTCGTTACTACTATGCGGTTAAGGACCATGCTAAGTATGATACGAATGGTGATTATACACTATGTTACCGTCTAGATGGTAACCCTAAATCAGTATCTAGAGAATTTTTTATCGAAGGTAACAAAACACAAGAAGCATATTATGGAGGAAACTTTCCATGGCGAAAGACTTAATTATAGGTGGAGCAAGCGGCTACGATTGGGACAAAGTTAAGTATTGGGTTAACTCAATCAAAGCAACTGGTTTCAAAGGTGACATTGTTCTAGTTGCAACAAATATTACGGTTGAGACATTACAAAAACTAGCAGAGAACGGTGTCAAGGTTCATGGGTATGGTCGTAAGACTGACACAGGCTTTGTCAATGATACAAAGAACGCACCACACGTAGAACGTTTTATTTACATCTGGGATTACTTGCAAAAGAATCCTGACTATCGTTTTGTTACTGTTACTGATACTCGTGACGTTATCTTTCAGAATGATCCTTCACCCTTTCTAGAAAAGCATCTATTCGGTAGAACACTCATTGCATCCTCAGAAGGCTTACTGTATAAGGACGAGCCATGGGGCAAACAGAATATGAGAGAAACGTTTGGTGACTATCTATACGAGACGTTCAAAGAATATCTAATCTGTAACGTGGGTGTCATATCTGGTTACCACGAAGATGTTAGAGACTTTATGTTGCTGCTATTTCAGCAGTCAATCAATCGTCCGATTCCTATCGTTGATCAGGCAGTCTTTAACTTTCTTATCAACCAGTGCCCGTTCAAGGATGAAGTGCTAGTAGCAAGAAACAGTCTAGCATGGGCTGCCCAACTAGGTGTTACCAAGCAAGCAATCGAAGCAGGTGCAGGTGATATCGGACTATCCGTTAGACAGAATCCTGCTTTACTTGATGAATATATAAAGTTATACCAAGACGAACAGCCTATCATCGATGGTGCTACAGTCAGAACAGAACATAATGAGTTTTGTATTGTGCATCAATGGGATCGCATCCCATCATTGAAAGCAGAGATTGAGAGAAAATATGGAAACAATTGAGCAGGTTGATGGTATATTCTTTATTAGTAGTTGTCTAAACGCTAAGATAAAGAATGTATATACACTAGAACAACGTTTTGCCCACACGATAGAGACGATTGAATCTATCAACAAGCATTGTCCAAAAAATATAAAAATTCTACATGACTCCTCAGTTGAAAAGCCTGACCAAGGTTATTTTGATTCACTCGCTGCAAATGGTATTGTTGTGATCTATACTGGTGAGAATCGAGATATTAAAGAACTAACCAGTCATGGTATGACTAGTGCTGCTGAATTGCTGTCAACCATGATAGCAATGACTTGGTATCATGATAATATCAAGGGAAAGTATACCTCTTTAAGAGCATATAAGATTTCTGGTAGATATAGGTTAAATGATGAGTTCATCTTACAAGATGATCGTTTCAAGGATGCCTTTGTTCACAATATGACTGTCGATTCATATATGCCACAAGAAAGACGTATTCAAACTGGAGCGTTTAAGGCATATGGTACTCGTCTGGTTCATTGGGATTATAATCTAATGGACACTTATTGCGAGGCTCTTCCTAAGATGTTTAATGATTGTGTTACCTTAGGTATTGATGCTGAACATGCTTATTGGAAACATCTACATACTTATAAGAACGTCGATCTCCCTAAGATCGGTGTTGAAGGATGGATTGCACCTCTTGGTATTTTTGAAAAGGACTGATATATTATGAGACTGTTAAAACTCGGATTCACAGATACCCTCCCTAGCATTGCTAACTACTTTGTTGAAGCATTGAAAACTCGATATGAGATTCATATCGATAATGATCAGCCTGACTATCTAATCTTTGGTGATAAGAACTTCGGTAACAACAATAATAGTTTTAATGACAAGAATTGTATCAAGATTTTCTTCACCGGTGAGAATGAACGTCCATGGGACTATCATTGTCACTATGCTATATCGTTTGATCATATTGAAGATGAACGTTGCTTCCGACTTCCGATCTATGTTCTCTATAACTTTGATCATAAGTTGATTGAGAATCGCAATCGTTCTCTTGAGGACTTGACCGAAGAAAAGAAGTTCGCTTCCTTTCTTGTAAATAACCCTCGTTGTGAAAAGCGTAATGCTTTCTATCAGCGTTGCCTAAACTATAAGGACTCTGGTTCTGCTGGTAAGTATCTTAACAACATTGGTGGTCCACTAGGTGGTACTCCAGTTGATAAGGTAAACTTTATGAATGGATATAAGTTCAATATCACATTCGAAAACTCTAGTTACCCAGGCTATGCAACAGAGAAGTTGATGGAAGCCCTATGTGCTAAGACAATCCCACTGTATTGGGGCAGCCCTACTGCTCCTATGGAGTTTAATCGCAAAGCATTCCTTAACTGGCATGACTTTCAAGATGATGATGCTTTTTGGGAAGCGGTTGTTGAACTAGATAACAACCCTAAGTTGTATGAAGAAATGTATATGCAACCTGTATTCCCTAATGATGAAATTACTAAGTTCTTTGATAGAGAACGTTTTTTGAATTGGTTTGATAGACACGTATATAAAGGAGCGATTAATGTCCAGCACAGCCAACAGAGCCCTGATCATTTCACCTACCGGGTGTAATATACTAGAGCATGAAGATTATGAGAAGGGTAAGCATTGGCGTATGGCACATCCAGAACGCACATATGATACCTGTGTTGTAGTATTCAATGAAGATTTTGAACCAGAACCTGGTACGTATGACATGATCATTCGTAAGAAGGGTTATAAGTATAAACTGATACCACAAATTGCTGACATGATCAAGTGGGAAAACTATGACTATATCGGATGTTGGGATGATGACTATGCTACTGACATTCGTTCTGTTAATCGTTCACTAGAACTTGCTAGACAGTTTGACTTCCGTTTCTTTCAGCAGGCAACCACATCTTATCAGTTCTTTGATTGTCTAAAGCACAACCCAGAATATGTGTTCACGGAAACAAACTTCATTGAGTCTGGTGTTCCTTTCTTTAGAAATGATATCTTTAGAAAGTTTCTACATTTTCTAAATGAATATGATTATGTCGAATCAGAATGGGGCATCGATAAGATCCTATGTCATCTGTTTCAAGGAACAGCACACGTTGTTCATGAAACAACTGTTAGACATATGCGTCCTGAAAGTTGGTATGATAAGACAAATGCACATCATGAAATGGAATTATTGATGCGTGATTTCTTCCCTAAGTATATGAAGAAACATTTTGACATCGATTATCAGTATTCGGATATCCAGCAAACATTGAGAGGATACAAACGTGGATAATCTAATTCGTGAAATTGACTGGGCGGAAGTAAAGCAAAGTTTCGTAAACGCAACTCCGTTCAACCACGTTGCGATTGACAACTTCTTCCTGCCAGAAGTGGCAGCACAGATTTCATCAGAGTTCCCATCCTTTGATGACCCATCGCTCGGTCATTATAACAATGCTATTGAGCAGAAGAAGTGTTATAACAAGTGGGATAAGTTCCCCAAGACAACATATCAGGCTTTCACGATGTTGGGTCGTGAAAGTTTCCTAAGCAAGATGCGTTATATGATTGATGAACCCAATCTATGGATTGATTATGGATTGAATGGTGGTGGATGGCATATGCATGGTCCAGCAGGTAATCTTAATGTTCATCTAGATTATAACATTCATCCTAAGTTAGGTGAGCAGAGAAAACTAAACATTATTATATACATGACACCAGAATGGAACAATGCATGGGGTGGTGGTCTGGAACTGTGGACACATGATCCTGAAACAAAACGGCCAAAAGCACTTGACAAACTCGTAGATAATGTCTATAATCGTGCTGTTATATTCGATACAACACAAAATTCATGGCACGGATTACCAAAGCATCTGACTTGTCCTGAAGGTGTGTATAGAAAGAGTTTGGCCGCTTATTATGTCCGTCCTGCTCCAGAAGGATCTGATCCTCGTGGTAAAGCATTGTTCGCACCACGTGAAGATCAAAAGAATGATCCAGCAGTAGAGGAACTGATTCGTAAACGTGCCGACATATATACTGCTGAACAATACCATGCTGGTGAAAAGAATTAAGGAGAGTATGAATGACTAAAACACTATTGGTTACTGGTGGTGCAGGCTTTATCGGTCACCATGTTATTGACTTGTTCCTCAAGAAAACTGATTGGAACATTGTCTCTATTGATCGTCTAGATTATTCAGGTAATCTAAATCGTCTTGATGATGTTGTCCGTCGTCATGATCCTGAGACACGAAAGCGAGTGAAGGTTGTCTATGGTGACCTTCGTGCAGAGGTATCCGATCTACAAAGAAACTTTATTGGTGATGTTGATTACATTCTCCATATGGCTGCATCTTCACACGTTGACCGTTCTATCGAAGATCCTATGTCATTCGTTATGGATAACGTTGTGGGTACAGTCAACATTCTAAACTATGCTCGTAAGTGTAAGAACCTAAAACGTTTCATCTATTTCTCCACAGACGAAGTATTCGGTCCTGCTCCTGGTACTATCACATATGCAGAACGTGATCGTTATAACTCTACTAATCCTTATTCAGCATCTAAGGCTGCCGGCGAAGAAATGTGTGTATCGTTCGAGAACACATATAAGTTACCAATCTTCATTACACATACAATGAATGTCTTTGGCCAGCGTCAGCATCCAGAGAAGTTTCTACCAATGTGTATTCGTAAGGTTCGTAATGAAGAAACAGTCACCATTCACTCAGATCCATCCAAGACTGTTCCTGGTTCACGTTTCTATATTCATGCTGCTGATGTTGCTGATGCAATGTATTTCTTGCTACATCTAACACCAGAGCAGGAAGCAAAGGTTCATGTGCCTGATTATGGTGGAGCCAAGTGTCCTAAGTTTAACGTTGTTGGTAAAGAAGAAATCAACAATCTAGAACTTGCTAAGTATGTTGCCGGAGCAGAAGGCAAGGAACTAAACTATGAAATGGTTGACTTCCATTCTTCACGACCAGGTCATGATCTTCGTTATGGACTATCTGGTGAGTATATGAAGGAACTTGGTTGGGAACCAAAATATACATTGCGTGAACGTATTAAAGAAGTGGTCGACTGGTCACTTGCTAACCCAGAATGGATTGAGGTAACAGAATGAACGGTGTAACATATACTATCGTAGATCCTATTAAAGATCCTGAAATCACCTGGATATCTGGTAGGGATGTCATGCCTCTCATTGAGGCACTTCCTACTGATAGCCCTGTTGGTATTGAGATCGGTGTTGATGAAGCACCAACTAGTTGGTACCTACTCAAGAGCATTCCAGGACTAAGACTATATGGTGTTGACCCATATCTAGGCTATCAAGATTGGTATCCTGGTGGGTGGATTAGTCAGGAATCAAATAATCAGAAGTATGAAAAGATGCGTGAACGTCTTGCACCATTTGGTGATCGATGGAAACATTATCGTCTAACGTCTGATGATGCATTGCCATTGTTTCAGGATGATTCATATGACTTTATCTTCATTGATGGCTTGCATGAGTATGATCAAGTGCTAAAGGATTGTCGTAACTACTGGTCTAAGATTAAGAGCGGTGGTGTCTTTTCTGGACATGACTATAAAGTAATTGAAGGTGTCGGTCGTGCAGTTGACGAATTTGCTGCTGAAGTAGGAGCAACGGTTAACTATCTACCAGACAACGACGCCTGGTATTGGATTAAGCCTTAATAATTGGAGTTTGCTATGGATTGGGAATGTCGTCCTATTAAGAAGTGTATTGCCTGTGGCTCAAGCGATCTGGTTCCTGTATTGGATCTTAACTCTCAGCCACTAGCAAACTCTTATAAGAAAAATAAGAATGAACCACAGGCAGAGTATCCTCTTGCTATCAATAGATGTGAGCATTGCTTTCATGTGCAGTTGACACATCAGGTTAATCCTGAACTCATGTTTAAGGATTATGCCTATGTGTCTGGTACTGCTAAGACATCATTGGTATACTTTGATTGGTTGATGCAGCAAATCGTCAAGCAATATGGTAAGACTCCGAAGAACGTTTTAGATATCGGCTGCAACGATGGTTCATTTCTAAATGCATGGGGTGGAACTGGTGCAAGCACTTATGGTGTTGATCCTGCTGAAAACCTCCATCATGTATCATCTAAGAACCATAGTGTTCATTGTGGCTTCTTTACCGGTAAAGAGTTTGGTGATAAGAAGTTTGATGTTATCACTTGTTTAAATGCATTTGCTCATAATGCGGATCAGTTATCATTGCTCAAGAATATTGGCAAGCGTATGCATGAGGACAGTCTATTGTTCTGTTCCGTGTCTCAGGCTAATATGATTTTGAATGGTGAGTTTGATACAATCTACCACGAGCATCTATCATTCTATAATATCAAGTCTGCTAGAGCGTTGTGTGAACGTGCTGGTATGCATCTAGTTGATGTTATTAGACATACTATTCATGGTGGTAGTTATATCTTTGTTATATCTAAAGTCAAAGAAGCCAAGGTTCTTGTTCAAAATCTTATCGATGAAGAAGATATCATGGGCTTGTATGATCCTAAGACATATATCAAATACACCGAGAAGTGCTATGACGTTGCTGGTAAGTTTGGTGATGCCATTCGTAAGTATCGCAAAGATGGTTATTGTGTGATTGGTTATGGTGCACCAGCAAAGGGTAATACTCTTATGAACTTTGCTAATGAGGGACCGGACTTTATCTTTGAAGATAATCCATTGAAGCAGGATCTATACACACCTGGCATGTCGATTGAGATTCGTCAGCCTGCATGGTTGTTTCCACCAGATGCTAAGATACTCTGGGTTCCACTAGCATGGAACTTCTATGGTGAAATTGTTGATAAGATTAAGTTTCGTCGTGGTGCTTACAAAGATGCCTTCCTAAGATACTTCCCAGAGTTTAAAGTTGATTAAAGCATATTATCACATACACCTCACAGACGATCCTTTAATCTGGACTTCTATCTTTCTAGAACAAATGAAATGTATTGAAGATTCTGGATTAAAGGCTCAACTCAATGAAATGAATATTACATGCATTGCACAAGATGACGAGCGTATCGGAATGTTTGTGCAGTTGTGTAAGACATATGATATTCCTATCAAACTACAAATGGTTAGAAACCCATTTGACAATGATAAGGATATGCTATACAATAGAAACAGTGATAGTTCATTTACGGAAAGTATCACACTTAATAGGGTATGGGAAGACTGTAAGAATGAGGACATGAAAGTCCTATACTTTCATTCTAAAGGATCAACCTCATACTCAACTAATGTTAATCTGGTCAACATAACCAAGCATAAGGAATATTATTATTGGCGTTCCTTTATGAATTGGGCTGTCTTAGATCAATGGGCATGGTGTGAAAACGCATTAGAAAACCATGACATTGCTGGTGGTGACTATAAAGAAAGTCCATCACCACATTTCTGCGGTAACTTCTGGTGGGCTACATCTAAACATATTAGACAGTTGCCCAATCCGCTAGATAAAACATGGTGGCATAAGTTGCAAGAAACGACGACAGACCCATGGATCAAACAAGCCCCAGTTAGAATGTATGATGAATTTTGGATAGGATCTAAAGAAAACATCAAAGCATATAATGTTATTGACTTAAAAGGTAGAAGTCCCGTGAGTGATTGTATTACACAGTTGGATTGTGAAAGGTTATTTCGATGAAAGTAGCGGTTATTGGTGCCGGTGGGCACGTTGGGTTCCCATTCTCTTGTGTGATTGCCAATGCAGGCCACACTGTATATGGGATTGATATCAACCAATCTGCGGTTGATAAACTGAATAAAGGTATTGTGCCATATATCGAAGAAGGTGCTGCTGATTGTCTCAGAGACAATCTAAATAAAGAACGACTATTATTCACAACCGATTTTGACTTTATTGAGGATGTTGATGTCGTTGCCATTATGATCGGTACACCCGTAGATGGAGAAGGCAATGCAAGACTTGATGATCTTTTTAATTTTCTTGACATTAATCTTATTCCTCGTATGAAGAAACACCAGTTGATTGTTCTTAGATCAACTGTATCACCTGGTACAACCGAGGTTCTTCGTAAGCATATTAACAATGCTAAACAGTGGGTCGAGGGCATTGATTACTTTCTAGTATTCTGTCCTGAGCGTGTGCTTCAAGGCAGGTCTATCATTGAAACAACCAAACTACCACAGATCGTTGGTGCGTTCAATGATTTTTCTTATAAGTTCGCTAAGGATTTCTTTAGCACTTTCATTACTAATCAAATCTTCCAACTGACTCCAAAAGAGGCAGAACTTGGCAAGTTGATGACCAATATGTATCGTTATGTTACTTTTGCGTTTGCCAATGAAATGTGGATGATTGGTGAAAAGCATGGAGTGAACATTGACAAGGTTATTGACGCATGTAACTACGATTACCCTAGGCTGTCTGTTCCTCATCCTGGTCCTAATGTTGGAGGTCCTTGCCTATTCAAAGATGGTCGTTTTCTTCTTTCTGATATTCCTTTCGGCGATCTTATTCAAACTGGCTTCCTTATCAATGAGGGCATGCCAGAGTATGTCTTTAACCGTGTCAAAGAACTCAACCCTCAGATAAGCAACGTTCTTATCCTTGGTGCGACTTTCAAAAAGGACTGTGACGATACAAGAAACAGTCTTTCATATAAGATGCGTAAGGTGTGTATAAAGCATGGTGTTGAAGTTGATATGTGGGATCCATTTATTGAGTCTGACTTGTGGATGAAATACGGCGATGTTGACGCTGTTATTGTAATGACACCACATACAGAGACCACAAAGAAGTGGTCACTTGGAATGTTTAGAAAAGATTGTATTGTTGCTGATGTTTGGAAGATGTTTCCAGAAAGTAAACTAAGTAATACGGGCATCTATAAAGTGGGAGATATGCTATGAAAGTTTTGGTATGTGGATCAGAAGGTAGTCTAATGCAGGCAGTGATCCCAAAGTTGATTGAAAAAGGCCATGAGGTTGTTGGTGTTGATAATCTTGTTCGTTATGGTGAGCGACTAGGACATGCAGGTAATGATTATGAGTTCTTGTATGGTGATCTATGTGATCCGTCATTTGTCAATCGTACCTTCGAAAATATTAAGCCTGATTACGTTATTCAAGCAGCAGCACGTATCTATGGTATTCTAGGATTCAATCTGCATTGTGCAGACATTCTAGGTGAGAATACTTCCCTTCATACAAACGTATTGAAGGCATCTGTTGCTAACAAGGTCAAGCGTGTAGTTTATATTTCATCATCAATGGTTTATGAGAGTTGCCCGAACAGTATTGATGAACCCCTAACAGAAGATGCACCAGAGAAGAATCCTATGCCTATCACATCGTATGGGCAGAGTAAGTATGTTGGTGAGAAACTATCAGAAGCATACTTTACACAGTATGGTCTAGAATATACCATCTGGCGTCCATTCAATATCATTACCCCATACGAAAAGTCCGAGTATGATGATATCGGATTCTCACATGTGTTCTCAGATTACATTAAGAACCTTGTTGCAGAAAAGATGAACCCACTACCTATTATTGGTGACGGTACACAGGTTCGTTGCTTCACATGGATCGATGACGTTGCACAGGCTATTGTCGATTGGTCATTTGAAGAAAAGACTAAGAATGATATCTTCAATCTATCAAACCCAGAACCAATCATGGTTGCTGATCTTGCTCGTTTGATTCATAAAAAGGCATCTGAAATCGGATTGCTTGCCCCTATTGAATTGAAGTTTGAAACTGTCAAGGACATTCCGAATGACGTAATGGTTCGCATACCTTCAAACGAAAAAGCAAAGCAAGTTCTAGGCTTTGAGTCTAATCACAAGGTTGAAGAAAGTATCGTCAAATGCTTGAAGCATACATTCCCACGGGAGTTTAGGGATCAATGAATAAATGGGAAGAATTGAAACTGCTGTTACAAGCAGACATGTCGCATGTTGTCCATTATTCTCATGACAAGTATTATGAGCATGGTGTAACGAAACGTTGTCTTGAGTATATGGAATACCTAGAGAAGAAGGAAAAAGAGCAATGCAATACAAAGCACCAGTAGATTCCACACTGTTTCTTCTTCGTGATGTTCTAAAGTTTGATAACGATTTACTAGAACCAATCTTAACAGAGATTGCAAAACTATCAGAAGAAAGCATTGCACCAACTAATGCGATTGGTGATATCGAAGGTTGTAAGTATGTCAAAGAAGAAAGTAAAGTCAAAACACCAGAAGCGTTCAAAGAGCCTTACAAGGCGTTTGCGGAAGGGGGTTGGATCGGTCTTTCGGTACCTGAGAGATTTGGTGGTCAAGGTCTACCATTCACCCTTGCTGTTGCAGCGAATGAATATGTTTCTTCTTCTAATATGGCATGGTCTTTGTTTCCTGGCATTACTCGTGGTGCTATCCAGGCACTACTAGTATCTGGTTCTGACGCACTGAAAGAAACATTCATCCAACTAATGTTGCGTGGTGAATATACAGGTACAATGTGTCTAACAGAACCGCATTGTGGAACCGATCTTGGTTTGCTCAAGACCAAAGCCGTTGAACATGGTGCTGAATGGAAGATCACAGGACAAAAGATTTTCATTTCTGGTGGTGAACATGATCTAACAGATAACATTCTACACCTCGTCCTAGCCCGTGTGGAAGGTGATCCAGAAGGTGTCAAAGGTATTAGTTTGTTTGCTGTACCAAAAATCCATAGAAAATCAAGAGTGAGAAATAACGTCTCTTGTGGTTCTATTGAAAGCAAGATGGGTATCCATGGTTCACCAACTTGCGTTATGAACTTTGATGGTGCTATTGGATATCTTGTAGGTGAACGATGCAAGGGCCTACAGGCAATGTTTATTATGATGAATGAACTTAGATTAGGCTGTGCTATTCACGGTCTATCACAATCGGAGTTAGCGTATCAAAATGCCTTACAATATGCAAAAGACAGAATCCAGAGTAAGAGTGCCGTCGATCTTAGCGGTCCTAGTGTCCCTATTATTACACATCCTGATGTTAGGCGTATGCTTATGGATGTTCGCAGCATTAATGAGGCTGCCCGTCTATTAGTATTAGAAGCAGCAACCTTAGTTGATAAAGGTGGCGAAGAAGCAGAAGATCGTCTCGGTCTTATGACTCCTGTTCTCAAAGGTGTTATTACTGATTATGGTGTTGAGAACGCTATCAAGATGCAGCAAGTATGGGGTGGTCATGGATATGTCCGTGACAATGGCATGGAACAGATTGTCCGAGACGCAAGAATCGCTATGATCTATGAAGGTGCTAATGGTATTCAGGCACTTGATCTTGTTGGTCGTAAGTTGCCAAAGAACATGGGCCGTGCTGTTATGCGTTTCTTTAAAGATACCGAATCGTTCCTAACAAGTTCTTATGAACACGATATCAATCATATCGTTCAGCCAATGACACAAGCCGTAAGCGAACTGAAACAGGCTACCGAATGGTTAGCAGCAAATGGTATGAAGAATCCAAATGATGCTGGTGCAGCAAGTTATCCATATATGAAAATGTTTGGTCTTGTATTGCTTGGTCTTGCTCATGTTCGTATCTGTCTTGCTACAGATGACATTCAAAGACATATTACGGCAAGATACTTTATGGATCGTATTCTACCTGAAACAAGTTTCTTATTGAAGCGTATGCGCTGCGGTAGTAATGCAATGATGGCTATAGAGTTCTGATGTTGTATCTGAAAAGGAATAAGTGATGACTGACGACCTAATCTCACGTTTGCGCCAGACACGAGCCAGTATGCTTGGAACTGACGATGAGCGGCATTATTTTGACTGCCATGAAGCCGCCGACGCATTAGAAGTGCTGGAGCAGATAATAGCAGAACTGGAACAAAAAAATACAGAACTAAAAGAAACAATCAATGACATTTCAGAAGTAGCAGGCGCTTGAATCTACTAAAATGAAAAGGTGAATAATGACACACGATGACGCACTCATGTTGATAGAAGCATTACACACAATAAATCATACTTTATTAGCAATGTGGCTCGGCGTATTGGCCATCGCAATCGCACAATGGATACCCTAATGAAGGACAGACACAATACCGCAGAATACTTTATGAACCGTATTCTACCAGAAACAAGTATGCTATTGAAGCGTATGCGTTTTGGAAGTGAGACGATGATGGAGGCGGAACTATGAAAGTATTATCCAAAACATTCAGAATGAATAAAGATACTTTTCGTCCAGAGTGTGTTCTGACTATTGCTATACCTATGCAACTTACAATGGACACTAATGATATTGTTGCGGAAGATGGATTCGTGAAGTTCTATCAGGAACTACAAACTGCCTTAGAAGAATACGATGAAATCAATAACTCAAGCAGAATATAACAAACTGTTTGATGATTATTTGAAAGAACAAAAGTTTGACGGTGGAGACTGGGACAGATGGTATTGTAATCATGTGTTCAAGTTCTATAAACAAACACAGGATGAATTAGAAGTCCGTGCCGGTTTCCACGTTAATGAAATAGGCGAGAGAATAGATGAATGACCACGACGAAATAATCAAGCAACTACATGAGTTAGCAGACTGGATTGAAAAGAACAATCATGTTCAATGTATGTCTGTTCCTCGCAAGGCTGCTTATCTAATCTCTGCTCTACAAGCAGACTACGATAGATTATGGTTGCTCAATAACAAGCGTGATGTGTATCTGACAGACTATATCAACCGTGTCATTGGATACATAAGACTGCAATGGTATCTCTTTAGAAAGAAAAAGTAATGTATGATGAAATATTTGATCTTGATCTTTGCTCTGGTGTGCCACACGGCTAATGCTCAAGTGCCAATGACGACCGAAAATCATTCACTCGGTCCTGGTACATACGAAGAAAGCATGGCTCAAATCAACGGTGCGTCACCACCATCTGGTGGATATACGAAAGGTTGGCAAACGTCGAGGCCTGGTGTATCTATGTCATATGGTGGTGCCACAGGAACTGTTCCTCTACCCAATACTATGGCAGATGTTCCTGAGGAATGATTCATTAATAGATCATTAGGCGGTCTTATGATCTGTTTATAGATCATTTAATTGTAAACAAGATGTGACAATATGTCGCACCCTTTTCTCTTGACAATAACCATTACTTTTGATATACTCCAATCAAATTGTCGGAGGTATCATGGCATTATTACCTGCATACTACACAACCACCAATCAACGGAAGCGCAAGCAACGCAAGCATGATCGTTCCGAGCATGATGCTTGGTTGAGTAAGATGGGATTGACTCCCAAACAAATCAAAGCCAAGAAAACAAAAGATACTCGCTGGAAATCCCAGTATGCCGAGTCCTTGAAGGTAGATCGGTCATCGGCACAATACGAATCCGTAGGCATGTCAGGTGATGCGTCCTCCTGCGCTAATCGTTCCATTATGGCCAATCTTCACAAGGAACCCGAGCATGTGAGAGAGGCAATCTTGGCAAAAGCAAAGCGTGTCGGACCTTTATGGAACAAAGGTGGTCTTATGTTTATTACTGATGATCAAGATTTGACAACTTTGGGTAAAAAGGTTTAGGTTCTATTCCAACTTTCTTTCTGCCGTTCCCTCTGTTCTTTACTTTATAAGTATCAGTTTGGGAATGGCAGTTAGGACATAGTAAACTAACATTATGTTACAGGTGAAGAAATGACTGATAAAATGACAAATGAAGAACTTGTGGAACGTCTCCGTGATTGGGATATCTGTAGCCAAGATGACTATAACGAGGCTGCTGACCGCATTGAACGAATGAGTAAGTTCCTTCGTCACAATGTTTTTCCTGAGAAACTATTTGGTGTCTTTTTCATTTGCGGAGAAAGTGGCGAGAAAGATAGCAACGGTATTCCAGAACGCATACATATTTGTCCTGCATACGGATCGGATGTATCGTATGTTTTTACTCGTGGCAAATCATTCGCACCGGAGTGGTAAGATGAAAGTAAGATACTCAACAAACTGGATGGGTCCAGTCAACAAGAAGTGGATTGATGAAAACGGTAAAGACTGGTGTGCTGGTCGTATTGATGTGTATGGTGATGACGTTCCAGAATATACCGAGTTAGGTCTCAATATTATGAAAGGCAAAGACTGGGTTCGGTTTACAAGGTGGCTTGAAGGAAACTTTACTACTCCTGAAATATGGACGACCGAGCAGTTGGTTCAGGCATATGAGTTTCATAATCCAAAGATAACATGGTGGGAAAAGAAATGAGCAAATTTACACTTGATATTGACTACGACATTATGGATGAAATCACTAGACAAAATCTAAAAGAAGCATATCGTCATGCGAATGTGAATGATGATGAAATGCGTAACGCTCTTGACCTTGTGATAAACTACTTTTCTAGTCAAGAGCAATATCAAGAATGGGTTAAGGAGAAACTAAACTATGTCTAAGATCGTATTGGTTGAAACCGTAAGTTCCTTTCGTCATGTTCATGCAGTTGAGTTGCCTGATGATGCACCTGATGATTGGGCTGTTGAGGATGTTATCTCTGAAATGAGCAAAGATGATCCTGATATGAGTGAAGTTGGTCAGAAGTGGATCAGCGAAGAAATCTTTTCCCATCGAGTAGTTGATGAGAAAGAATACCTGCGAGTGTTTGATGAGATGAATGGTCCTTACTTTGCTGAATGGCCTGTAGAGAAGAAGAAAGAGTTTATTTTCAAGCGAAAACAAGAAGCATAAATAATACTATGCTCAAAAGATGGTATGAAACTAGACCGTTCACTTTTGGGGCGGTCTTCATTTTTCTTTATATGACTATACCTATACTAGATCAACTTTTGATATATCCGAAGATGAAACCAGTTTGTAATGGAGAAATCACGGATCAACAAGCTAGAGCATGTACCGATTGGATCCGCAAAAAGGGAACAAGTCATGTTCGAGTTAATCAACGAGGACCTGGAAGATTGCATAGAGATACTCCGCCTTCTGAGTACCTGCGAGAACAAGAACGAGCAATTAATGATTTTGGCGGAAAACAGAATAGATAAATCAGACATACAGAAAACGGTTGACATGTGTGAACTGTTGGTGTATTATCATAACAAGGTTAAATATGACTGATGAGATTCCTGGTGTACCGATATGGGTACCTTTAAACAAAACCGCTGAACAACTAGACCGTGAATTTACATTGGAGATGGCTGAACATGTCTGGCAAAAAGTCAAAGGTTATCCAATTCCCGAATGCTACTCGGAAGAAGATCGTTTGTCAATATTCGAAAGGTACTACCACCGAGCCGTTTCCCAGTCGCAAGGGGAATAGGTTAGTAGAATATTACAAGAAGGAATGGCCCGCAATTGTTGGGGCATTGCTAGGAACAATCGTCATGCTTTTGACGATCTACTTTGCGGCACTAACAATATATGGAGCATAATATGAAAGAACTAGTCTTTGCTGTTATCAGCATTTGCCTACATTCTGGTGAGTGTGAAACCCATCAGGTCAAGATTGAACCCAAGGTTTGTCAGTTGAAAACCGCACAGGCACAAGTTCCTGTCGCTGGTGAATGGAAAGATGCTACGGTAAGATTCAAATGCTAGACTTGACATTCCGTCAAGAATAGTGTAGTATATGCCACATAATGAATGTGTGAGGAAAGATGACGCAGTTTTTACAGAATGGTAAATCGTTTCGTCCTAGTGATGAAACATCAATGCAGGTACATAAGGAACTACCTACCGGTAATTTCACGATTGCCTTGGATCAGTTTGAGCAGATGTTTTTCAACCGGGTTGATGACTTTGCCCAGCCGGGTAAACTATACGGTGATACTCAGCGTCACACCAACCGTATTCTCAATACATTTCTAAACCGTCCTAATGCAACTGGCATCCTTCTTTCTGGTGAGAAGGGTTCTGGTAAGACCATGCTTGCCAAGAACCTAGTTGTGCAGGGTGCCCAGCAGCATAACCTTCCTACCATTATCATCAATCAGCCATGGCATGGTGATAAGTTTAATAAGTATATCCAAGATATTGCTCAGCCTGCTATCGTCCTTTTCGATGAATTTGAAAAGGTCTATGATCGTGAGCAGCAGGAAGTTATGCTAACACTTCTTGATGGTGTGTTTCCTTCCAAGAAACTATTCATTCTTACTTGTAATGATAAGTGGCGTGTTGATGAACATATGCGTAACCGTCCTGGTCGCTTGTTCTATGCACTAGAGTTTGTTGGTCTTTCTCCTGACTTTGTGAAAGAGTATTGTGAGGATAATCTTCTCAACAAGAAGCATATTGGTCGAGTTGTAAAGGTGTCTACCCTTTTCGACAAGTTTAACTTCGATATGATGAAGGCTCTTGTCGAAGAAATGAACCGTTATGACGAAACTCCAGAGCAGGCTTTGGAGATGCTTAACGCTAAGGTTGAGTATGGTAACAAGGCTTCTTACAAACTCACTCTGAAAAAGAACGGCATCATCATTGATACTGCTGATGAAATGTGGCACGGCAATCCTTTGCTTGCTAACATTCATGTTGATTACTCTTACAAGAGTGTTGGTGAAGTGAAGAACAAATATGTAAATGAACGCATCTCTCCATCCCTTGTTGCTGTTCCTGCAGACGATTCTGGTGATGATGAAAACTATGTGTCGATTTCATTCCGTCCAGAGGATCTAGTTGCTCTCGATCCGGCTCTTGGTACCATAACTTTTGTTCGTGATAACCACGAACTAGTCCTAACGAAGGTTGTTGCGAAGAAGGTAAACTTCTTTGACATTGCCTTCTAAATATAGATATGTTTCAACCCATTCTAAGAGGTTCCCATGTTAGTAGGTAATAAAGTTAGTCATAGTGCGGTGACAGAGGCATATTGCCTCCTGTCATCATACATTCGAGAAGATGGTAAACTCGGCACGAATTATGACAAAGAGCATCTATTGGAGTTTGTCAAGTTTGTTTCAGAAATCTTGAAGCATCCTGAAAACTTTATCGGTGCAGATAATACATTTAAAGAGCGTAATCCAGACGGATCGCTTAAACATCCTGTCCTATTAGATCACGATGGTACAGGTCTAGCATAAGAAAGGTGATAATTATGAATAAGGTATTTCTAGCAGCAGCCCTAGTTCTAGGTCTAACTGTTTCCGCTTCCGCTCTAACAACCCTAGACGAGACCCACAACGGCAAGACTGTTGCAGTTCCTGGTGCTACCAAGAGCCATGGTGTCTATGCTCCAGCAGCACAGTATACCCCACACGGTCTAGTTGTTACTGCTCCTCCAGGTGCAGAGGTTGACGTTGATAACGATGGTGCTGATGTGTCGATTGACATTACACCAGCCGGTAAGAAGGGTGTTCTAGGTCTTGGAGTTCTAGGACTATGATTCGCCGTTTCGTTATGATTGCTGCATTGCTTTTTAGCACGGCAGCACTAGCACACAATCATGAGCCTTATGGCACATACTACAATCCTGTTCAGGACCCTCCGTTCCAAGGTGATTGGTCTGGTCCTGTTCATCGTGGTATGTATTGTGTTCAGGGAACTTGGCATCAGGGTTGGCTGCGTTCATGGGAAACATCTCCCGTGATCAAGTCTTCCTGTGGCACAGCGGTTTATCAGATTCACTAAAAACTAAATAGTGATGTCCAATCTCGGACATTATTATGGAGTTTCTAATGAACCTCACAAATCTAACCGCTAACTGGCGCACAACTGCCATGGCACTAATCCCATTAGTTGCTTATGGTTTGAAGTTCGCTGGAGTTTGGCCAGAGTCAATGCCTCTTCCACCATTGGATGAAGTATGGCCCTTCCTAATCTCAATCGTTGGTATTGGTGTTGCTGCAAAGGATAACAATGTTACCAATGCACAGTCCCCATCCCCACCAACAACACTTTAATCCTCTAAGCGGGTCTTAGCATCCGCTAGATATTTCTGAATGGCATCGATGGATGCTTTACAGCGTGTATTATTCTTATAGAGTTCTACCACTGTTTTAGCAACATCGGTGTCATTTAGTTTTTGCCAGTTTGGCCATTGTTTCTTGATAGGACAATCATACATTTGATCAGGTGGTGTAACGACTGTTAGTTTGCTGCTTACAGCAGTAGACTGGCATCCTGCTAAGAATAGACAAGCGATTATTAACTTCTTCATTGAGATAGTTCCTTGAATGTTCTTTTGAGAACCTCTGATGATTCTTTATCGTCTTTGTGGGTATCAAGATATGATTCTAAGTTTCTTAGTTTCTCGTTGAGTCGAATCTCTTTGTTCTTTAGATCAGCGATGATTTCAATACTCTCTTTATTGTTAGCAGTAAGATCATCGATCAGTTCTTTTTGTTCTTTGATAATCTGTTCTTGTTGTTTCTGGACGTATTCAATAACGGCTTGATCTTCTACATTCTTTTTCCAGATATAGATTCCGCCACCCACCATAGCAGCGAGTATGATAGCGGCAATGGAACTTATAGAAAGATTATTTAACATCTTGACACCTCCGAACAATCTGCTATAATATATATGTATGAAGGGAAAGCAAATGATCTTATGTTCCTGTAATGTCATATCCTCAAACACAGTCAAACAATTCCTGGACAATCACTCTGGTGATATTCCTTCTGTTCAGGATATCATGAACAAGCATGGTTGCTCCGTTGAATGTGCAACCTGTGCCCGCAATATCAAAGTTGAAATAAGGAAACACTATGAAAGTCAAAATCGGACCGTATGTTAATTGGATCGGCCCTTATCAGATTGCAGATAAGATTCCATTCGTAAGCGAAGAAACACGAGAGTCAATCGGTGATTGGTTGTCTAAGACCTGGGTGAATGATCTTTGCAACTGGTATCATTCGAAGAAAAAGCGTAAGGTTAAAGTGCATATCGACAAGTATGATACTTGGAGTATGGATCACACTCTCGCATATATCATTCTACCAATGCTCAAGCAACTAAGAGATACCAAACACGGTTCTCCTATGGTTGATGATGAGGATCTTCCACCACATATGCGACACACTAATCTTACACCCGAAGATCCATGGGGTGGTGATAACTGGGTTCACTACAAGTGGGACTGGGTTCTCAATGAAATGATTTGGGCATTTGAGCAGATACTTGATGACTCATGGGAAGAAAAGTTTCAGCATGGTGTGCCTGAATATAACTGGGAAACTATTTCTGGTAATGAAGATGATGACACCGCCGTATATAAGCAAGAACAACTAAATCCCGATTACTGGGTTGACTATGAGGGCATTAAAGAGTATAATGCTCGTATTATGAATGGTACCCGTCTATTTGGTAAATATTATCAGAACCTATGGGACTAAGGAGAAAACACATGGTAAAGAGTGAAAGTGAAATGCAGGTCCTTGAGACCTCCTTTAAGCAGCGAGCCTTTGATGGCAAGTGGGAACGAATCGTCAAGATTATGGATCTTGATAACTCTTATTCATTCGTGAATGAGAATGGTAACCGCACTACTCTAATTCCAGAGAAGTGGGTAACAGTCGGGGTATACGACTATATGATGGAGGTTGTAGGTTAATGGCAGATATTAAGATTTTACGTTTTATCAATGAGGAAATCATTGCAGAGGTTGTATCTCAAACCGATACAACAGTCACGGTAAAGAATCCACTTCGTGTAGTTGTGATTCCTAACAAGACTGATCCTTCTAATCCTAATGTTGGGTTTGCACCATACTCGGAATGGATTGCAGATAAGACCTTGACATTATCGAAAAATATGCTAGTATATGTTGCTGAACCAATTACACTGTTTGTTAACCAGTATAACTCACAGTTCGGCGGTATCGTAGTTCCAGACACAAAGATTATCAAGCCTTGATGAATAGATTTTATACTAATGTTGAGGTATGGGGTGGTAAGATCCTGTACCGTGGAATACAGAATGGGAAGCAGGTGATGTCGAAAGTCGATTATCACCCTTCCCTTTTTGTGCCTTCTAAAGACCCAACAAAGTATAAGACGATCCATGGAGAGTACCTGGGGAAAGTAAACCCAGGTACCATCCGTGATTGTCGTGACTTTGTGAAGCAATATGATGGAGTTGATAACTTTGAAATCTACGGTATGCAACGTTATCAGTATTGTTTCATTGCTGATGAATACCCAGGCACAGTCAACTGGGACATGAGTGATATATCTATTGCTAACATCGATATCGAAGTTGGCTCTGATAACGGCTTCCCTGAACCTGATGATGCTAAAGAACCATTGACTGCAATCACAGTTTGCGTCAAGGGGCATTATTATACATTCGGTTGTGGTGCTTATCAGACTAGCGATATGAATGTTACTTATGTCAAATGTGGGGACGAGCATGATCTAATCATGAACTTTCTTGGTTGGTGGCAAGGTAATTATCCAGATGCAATCACAGGCTGGAACATTGAAGCGTTCGATATTCCATATCTTGTTAATCGTATCCGTAATGTATCTGGTGACAAAGTGGCAGAAAGACTGTCACCTTGGCGCACCGTAACCTCACGCCTTGCTGACGTTGGTATGAAGAAAGTTGGTAGTTATGGTATTCTAGGTATCGCAATTCTAGATTATATCAAACTCTATCGCTGGTATGCTCCTGATGGTCGTTCACAGGAATCATATCGTCTTGATAACATTGCTAGTGTTGAGTTAGGTGATCGTAAGTTGTCCTATGCAGAGTATGGGTCTCTCCACAATCTGTATAAAGAGAACCATCAAAAGTTCATCGACTATAACATCAAAGACGTTGAGATTGTTGAACGGCTTGAAGAAAAACATAGACTTATTGAGTTGGCACTTACCTTGTCATATGACAATAAGTGTAACTTTGAAGATGTGTTTACCCAAGTTCGCATGTGGGATGTCATTTGCTTCAATCATCTAAAGTCTAAGAACATTGTAGTCCCACCTAACGTTACACACGAAAAGGAAGCAGCCTATGTTGGTGCTTATGTTAAGGATCCTATTATCGGCTTTCATGATTGGGTTGCTAGTTTTGACGTTAATTCTGAGTACCCATCTGTCATCATGGGCAGCAACATCAGCCCAGAGACTATTGTGGAACCTGATTCCTATAGTGACGGCATGCGTTCTATCCTTGCTAACAATGTTGGTGTGGATGCCTTACTTGCCAGAAAGATTGACACAAGTTCTCTTGTGGATGACAATGTATGTCTGACCGCTAATGGTCAGTTCTATCGTCGTGACAAGCAAGGCTTCATGCCCGAAATGGTCGAGAAGATGTTTGCTGACCGTAAAGTATATAAGAAGGCAATGTTGGATGCAGAAACGAAATACGAAAATGAAACAAGCAAAGCGAAGAAAGCAGAACTCAAGAAAGAAATTGCCAAGTTTAAAAACTTGCAGTTATCAAAGAAGGTCTCCCTCAATTCCCTCTATGGGGCTATGGGTTCCAAATATTTTAGGTTTTTCGACCTTCGTAATGCCATTGCCGTCACGACGACTGGCCAACTTTCGATCCGTTGGATTGAAAACGAGATTAACTCGTACCTTACCAGGGTACTAAAGACGGAGAAAGATTATGTCATTGCGGTCGACACTGATTCAGTTTACCTCAATCTTGGAGAACTGGTACATAAAACGCTGCTTGGTGATGCTAAAGATACTACGAAAGCCATCACTTTCATGGACAGAGTATGTGAAAGTAAACTGCAACATGTTATTGATAAGGCTTGTGGAGAACTTGGTGATTACACTAACGTCTTTCAGCAAAAGATTGTAATGAAGCGTGAAGCGTTGAGTGACAAGGCTATCTGGACAGCCAAGAAGCGTTACATTCTAAACGTCCATAACAATGAGGGTGTTCAATACGCACAACCTAAGAAGAAGGTTATGGGTCTTGAAATGGTCAAGTCATCCACACCCACAGCATGTAGAGCAAAACTAAAGGAAGCGATTGATGTTATCTTTGACGCAGATGAAGCGGCTATCCAGTCTTTCATTGAAGATTTTCGTGTTGAGTTTAAAAGTCTACCTCTGGCGGACATTGCTTTTCCTCGGGGTCTCAATGCACTCGTTAAGTGGAAAGATAAAAAGACTCTATATGCATCCGGAACTCCTATTCATGTTCGTGGTGCTATCATATACAATCACCTTCTATCTAATCATGAACTTACTACTAAGTATCCATTGATTCAGACAGGTGAGAAACTAAAGTTTATCTATCTGAAAGAGCCAAACCATATCCAGTCTAACATCATTAGTTTCCCTTCTGGTGGTATACCGGAAGAGTTTGACTTAAATAAGTATATCGACTATAATACACAATTCGATAAGTCGTTTCTAGAACCTCTCAAGATCATTCTAGATGCGATTGATTGGAAATCTGAACGATCATCTAGCCTAGAGGACTTCTTCTCATGACGAAAAAGAAAGACGAAAAGTATAAACATTCACCGGCTCGTTTGTATGAGTTTGTGCCAGATGAATCAACAATAACTCCCAACAATGTAGTCGAACTAGCACAACTGGTTCGTGTTGGTATTGGTGGACCTCTCTTAGAGAAGTTATCACCAGAACTACAAAAACACTTCAAGGAAGTTGCATAACGAGATTGTTATCAACTAATTGACAAATAAGGAGAATCTTAATGTCAGATATTTTTAATCAACTATTAGCAGAAACAGATAATGAATATGCAGGCGTCGTCGATGACGGTGTTGCTGCTGGTGACGTTTCAGGTTTCATAGGTACAGGTAGTTATGTTATGAACGCATTGCTATCTGGTTCAATCTATGGTGGCTTGCCACAGAATAAGGTTACAGCATTTGCTGGTGAGCCTTCTGTTGGTAAAACTTTCTATGCTCTCAATGTAGTCAAGCAGTTTCTAGAGGATCATCCAGATGGATTTGTATTTTACTTTGAGTCAGAGTCCGCTATCTCCAAGCAATTCATTACTGATCGTGGCATTGACGCAAAGCGTGTTGGCATTGTTCCTGTGGCTACTGTCCAAGAGTTTCGCACACAGGCAGTAAAGATCCTAGACAAGTACCTAGAGGGTAAGGAGAAGCCACCAATGGTTTTCGTTCTTGACTCGCTTGGCAATCTTTCAACTGATAAAGAAATGCAGGACATTGCCGACGGTAAAGATACAAGAGATATGACACGAGCCCAGTTGGTTCGTGGTGCTTTCCGTGTTCTTACATTGAAACTTGGTAAGGCTAAAGTTCCATTGATCGTAACCAATCACGTTTACGATGTCGTTGGTTCATATGTACCAATGAAGAAGATGGGTGGTGGCTCTGGTCTAGAGTATGCTGCATCAACCATTATCTTTCTATCTAAGAAGAAGGATAAGACACTAGACGATGATAACGGACGTACCGGTGCTGTTATTACTGCACACCTTAAGAAGTCTCGTATGACCATCGAGGATCGTAAAGTTGAGACTTGGCTTAACTATCAGGAAGGTCTAGACCGTTATTACGGTTTGCTCGACCTTGCTGAAAAGTATGGTATTGTTAAGAAGATATCGAACAAGTATGAGTTCCCAGACGGCAGCAAGGCTTTTGAGAGCCAGATTAAAAAGAACCCAGAAAAGTTCTTTACAGATAGTATTCTTACAATGATTGAGGAAGGATGCCAAGCAGACTTCCTCTATGGCAAATACAATGCACCTGAGGAGGTTGAAGATGGAACTGGGGACTGATTATAAGTTTAGGGATGACCTCTTCGATTCAAAAGAAGAAGGAACTACTGTTCCGATTGAATTAACACTTGACCCGTTCGCTGGAATAGTGTATCGTTATACTACTGTTGGTTTCAAATTGGGTGAGGATGATATCCCTCGTATCCAGTTTGATTATGAGATTATCAAGACAAATGATCTGTCTATGATGACCCTACGGAAAAATGAAAAGTTCAATACTACATTGGGACTTATTCTTAATGCTATGCTATTGGATATGGCGGATATGGAAGGTGAAATTGAGACTAGAACAGACAATCCTAAAGAACCTGATCAAGAATGAGAATTTCACTCGTAAAGTTCTTCCGTTCTTAAAAGAAGAATACTTTTCCAGTATGGAAGACCGGCTGCTTTTTACCGAAGTGGCCGGCTTCATCATGAAGTATAATCAACAGCCAACCTTCGATGCACTTGAGATCGAGGTTGACAACATTCGTGGTACGACTGATGATACCGTCAAGTCAATCAAAGAGACACTAAATGGTCTTAAAGATGACACAGATTCGACAAACGAAGATTGGCTAGTTGACTCGACCGAGAAGTTCTGTCAAGAGAAGGCAGTCTATAATGCAATCACACAATCACTGGAGATTATGAATGGTAAAGGGAAACTGGATAAAGGTGCTATCCCTACTTTGTTGCATGATGCTTTGGCTATTTCTTTTGATCCAAATGTCGGTCACGACTACCTCGACCAATACGAAGAAAGATACGAACACTATCACAGAGTCCAAGAAAGGCTAGCATTTGATCTTGACTTTTTTAACAAGATTACAAAGAATGGAGTTCCAAGAAAAACTCTTAATATCGTTATGGGTGGTGTCGGTGGTGGTAAATCTCTTACTCTCTGTCACTTTTCTTCTAGTTATCTTGCTATGGGGAAGAACGTTCTTTATATAACCCTAGAACTTGCAGAGGAAGAGGTTGCAAAGCGTATCGATGCCAATCTAATGAACATTACGTTTGACGATCTATTGGCATTGCCAAAAGACCTGTATAAGAAACGTATCGATAACTTGAAGCATAAGACACATGGTAAACTTATTATCAAAGAGTATCCTACCGCTTCGGCATCCACTATTCATTTTAGATCGTTACTTAATGAGTTGAATCTCAAGAAAGGATTCGTACCCGATGTTATCATGGTTGACTATCTTAACATTTGTGCATCTGCACGTATTAAGCCAGGTAATGGTGTTAACTCGTATACCTACGTCAAAGCCATTGCCGAGGAGTTACGAGGACTAGCAGTTGAGCAGAATGTGCCAATCTGGTCAGCAACACAGTTGACTCGATCTGGGTATTCCAGTTCCGATCCTGGAATGGAAGATACCTCAGAATCATTTGGTCTTCCTGCAACTGCCGACTTCTTCTTTGCACTTGTCGTTACCGAACAACTATCACAACTCAACCAGATCATGGTCAAACAGTTGAAGAACCGATATAATGATCCAGGATTGAATAAAAGATTTGTCATAGGGGTTGACAGAGCAAGAATGAAGTTGTATGATGTTGAAGCATCAGCACAGGACTTAGCGGATTCAGGACAGGAAGAGATACCAGTCATGGATCGATCACAGCAGCAAAACAAGACAAACAAGTTTAAAGGATTGAAAGTATGAAGAAGCAATACACATATTATCCTGAGTTTAACAACACACATGATTTGCTTTGGCTTGTTTACGA